ATCACCAACCGGCAAATAATCCTGACTCAAAGACAAATCGTTGCGCAGCATCGCATAGGAACGCTGGTACTTTTCAGAATCCTCGTTATCGAGTCCAAAATTAGCTTTCACATAGGTTGTGATTGCTTGTTTGATCAAGGGATCAACCGTCTCAGCATTCACCTGGTCAGCTGACAAGCCGGCGCGAATTAAATCCCGCTGCGCCGCCGCAATCAGACTATCAATCTCAGTGTCAAAAGCGGCATTTGTGATTCGAAGTGATAACTTAATATCTGCCAGGAGCAAAATGCATCACTCCTTCAAATTTTTCAATTCTTCCAGTGCTTTCTTTTTGCCTTTGACATGCTCACCGTTCGGCAACTCATAAACCCCGCCGCCTAAATGCTTCAGTTCAGACGGAAGTTCCGTTTCATCAACTTCCTTGTCGTCTGCCTTTTCCTTCGTTGGCGTTTCTGCCGGCGCGTCCATCTCCAGGAATCCTTTCTCCTGCAAAAAACGGATCCGCTCAATATCCGATGATGGATAGATGGATCCGGATGAATATTCCTTCCTGGTTTCTTTATCAACAAACGCATTCAACACTTTCACGTTCATGGATGATTCCCCCTAATAAAAATTGAATGATCAAGCCTGAGGTGCTTTTTTAATCAGCAGCACGTTCTGCGCATCGGCCAGTTTGCCATCGGCAATCAATGTTGTCTTGTGTACCCATTCATCCGTATCTTCATCAAAATATTTCTTGTAAAGGAACTGCAGGTTCGAGTTCAGCACGTAATCCTGAAGATCAGCGAAGAACGCGAAAACACCGTCTTCTGCCGCACCGGTAAACGTTGGCAGATAATCTTCAACCACAATGACCTCGTAGCCAAGCAAACGACGTTGCGGACGTCCGTCAAGCCCATAATTAACCCGTGCAATCGGCTGGCCGGTCGTGTCCACCATGCCAAGGATATTTTTATCCCAGTCGGTTTTCGTCATGATCAGTGCCACTTTTCCTTCAGCAGAAAGCGGCAGCTTTGAAATGATTTCCGTCCACTTGTCGTACTTTTTCAGATCCGCTTCTACAACAGAGATGCTGTTTGTCACTTTAGGGTCATTAACGATACCAAGAGGCTGTTTCGTGCCGGTTCCGGTAACTACCGCTTTTTCAATCGCGATAATCATCGCTTCATAGACGTTGTTGACAATGGTCGATTCAAAGATATCCAGTGCAGCAGTATCCGCTTCAAGGGTGACCGCAACACGGCACTGCAGCTTGTTGTAGGTGAACGAAATATTACCGGTCGTTTTCTTCTGCTTGCTGGCAACGGTACCTTCATCTTGCCAGGTCGCAACCGGCTTGATGTTCGAAGTTGGGATCGACACGCCGCCGCGAATGTTCGACCGGAAGATGCGTGAGTAGAGCATGCCGGATGCCGTCATTTTTTCAATAATGCGATTGATGATCGTCTGCGGAATGACCGTGCCGATGTCTCCAGTTGCCGTGGTTCCGGCTTCACGGGTTTCCAGTACCTCTGACTTTTGACCACGCAGCACAAGATTCATAAAAGCTTTCCGGTATTCCATCGATCCAGTACCGACTTGTGTCTCACGCTGCTCACGCGCGCCAGCATTGAATGTTTCAATCGTTCTTGTTTCACCAGCAGGTTTTGTTCCATCATTGATTCCCTGCGCTTCATTGAGCAGACGCTGCCGTTTTTCGATTGCCTGTTGTTGTTCGTTCAGTTCGCGAAGTTCGTTTTCCAGCGCGTCCAGATCAACCGGATCCTCGCCTTCCAAAAGGGAGCGAATTTCTGTCTTTCGTTTATTAATTTCTTCAAGCGACTTTGCGCTAAAATACTGCAGGTTCAATGTGTTGCCAAGTTTATTCTTCTTTGCCATGGATCAGACATCTCCTTTATTGTTATAGATAGGTTGCTAGAATGAGCCTTTTTCGTAGCTCGCTCTTCTTACGCTGATTTACATAATCCTTGTATGGATCATTGCTCCTTGCCGCCACCTGACTGTCCGGATAAGCAGGAAATGCAACCGGGCTGATTTCAATTAAGCGTGCCTGGCTGATCGTGCGGACGATATTATCCGGATCCGATTCATCCCATTCCTCAACTTGCATCATGAATCCAAAGCTGACACCGTCCACATCGCCGCGTTTGATTGTTTCATAGGCATCGTTGCCAAGCTGCGTCTGTGGAAGGTCAAGTTCGAAACGCAGCCCTACATCATCCTCATACAGTCGGAGCGTGTCATTCTTCGTGCGCCCCAGTACCTTGGATGTATCATGACTCCACAGCGCACGCTGATCGTCATCAACCAAAGAACTCGTGAATGCGCCTTTGGCAAACTGCTCTCTGAACCGGTGCCAATAACCCATGCGTTCCGATTTCATATTCCACTTGACTGCGTATCCGGAGATTTGTTTGGCTCCGTCCTCAGCTTCCCGAATCTCTATCTTGTCCGTCGTCATTGATCGGGTCTCCGTCTTCTCCATCGTCATCACCCCCTTTAGTGACCGGCGCTGTATCGAGCCGGCGAATCGGCTTGTCCCCGCCTTCGATCGGTGTCAAATTAAATACAGAACGCCATTCATTTGGCGTCAGTGCACCGCGGTCAACCATCTGCAGCAGGTTCAATTTGGTTTTCATTGACGCATGCTGCAGGTTCGACGCTTCAAAAATGATTGAATTGCCAAAGCCGCGTTCCCGTCGCGAAAACAGCTTGCGTGTGTACTCGCCAGACAGCTGCATTGCCACTGGCTCAATCTCACTCTCGAAATAGGCGTTCCACTCGTCTTCGGTGTAGTCGCTCTGAATGATCTTCTGATTCGTATTAAAAAAGCTATGGATCCGCAACGTGGTTTCTTTCATTTGTTCCGCGTTGGGGACATAGCTTTCCGGTTTCACTTGTTCGAGTGTGTAGCGCGGATCTGCCGGAGCTGCCACGCGATTGTTTTCGATATTCAAATAATTATTGGTAAAATCATCGACCTGCTTCTGAATATCTTCCGGCTTCAGCACGCTGCTGAAATGGAGAATCCAGCGAATCATCGCGCTGTTCTTGATTGCCTTCACAATGCCCTGATCTGTAGTCGTCACGACCTTCATCAACGGCGCCAATGCTTCCCCTGGGCTGTCACCAAAGAAATCATCCTGGTTGAAATCCTTGCGCAGATGAATGATGTCCGTGTAGGGCACAGTCATTTTCTTTCCGTTACCGAAATAGAAAGTCAGAAACAGATCACCTAACGCGCCTTCGACGACCTCAACCGTTGTGCAAGGAATTGGATAAATCTCTGCCAGCATCCCCAGTTCATCGCGTTTGATATAAGCGAATGCATTGTTGTTCAGCTCCAGCTGGGTGGTCAGCTTTTCCTGCATCACTTGACCAGTCATCAAGGGATTCGGCTCCTCAAGTAAAAAACGGATATTCGAATCCGGATTGACTTTGAAGTCAGCGGCATTGTTCCGAACATGTTTAGCCACAAGCTTGCCGACTGCTTTTGCTTTCGGACGAATGCAGGACCGGACGATATCGCTTTGATACAGATTGCCGTTCCACTGATAAAAGCCGTTTCCGGCATCACTGATCATCTCAAAGCGCCGTTTTGTCCCACTCGACTGTGGCGCTCGCTTGCCAAATATTTTCTCAAACAGCCCCAATCAACCACCCCCTTTACGGTCAAATCATGTTCAGATAATCGTTCTTCTTTTCCTGCAGCACGACATAGGCATCAAGTAATGCTGCGGTACCGTCGATTCGGCGCCGCTGATTCTGCGTTTTGCACGGCTGAATGTTCAGGTTCTTGTCCACTTCGATTGCCGTATTCGAGAGGCACCATTTGTCGATCGGGTTGTTGTTGTAGACGATGATCTTTTTTTTGAGGTCTGCACCGAGCAATTTCATCGGACTGGATAATGTCTTTTTACCCTGAATGACCGGAACCATCGCGTCCTTGCCGAAATAACCCTGCATCTCCTCAACCCAATACTTAGCGCTCCAAGAATCGTAGCCGATCCACGGCAAATAAATGCCATAGTCATCACGAATTTCAAGGAACCATTCAGTCACGTATTTCGCGTGGACACTGTTCCCTGGTGTCGTTCGCAGAAAGCCTTGTTGTGCCCACAGATCATATGGAATCTTGTCCTCTTTGGCTCTCTGCTCAAGCAAATCTTCAGGAAGCCAATACATCTGCATCACATAAATGTGTGGATCGTTTGGTACCATGAAAATTGTTTTTGCCGCGGTCAAATCGGTCGTACTCGACAAGTCGGTACCGCCGATTCCATAGCTTGGATTCAGCGTTTTGACATCGAATGTCGTCTGATTGTTCAGCTGTTCAAAAGTCAGCCAGGCTTCGCTTGATGTCTCACGGATATCAAAATCTTTGCATAAGAGATTTTTGACCAGAATCGGATTTGCTTTTGCCTTATTGACTTTGCTACGCAGCGTGTCCAGTTTCTTAATCGTGCCGAGCCCCGGATTTGCCTTTTTCCAGGTCTTCGGATCCGTCCATTCTGCCCGATTGTCGAGTTCATAAATGATGGGAAGGAATCGGTCATCCTTATAGCCGTTCGGGTCATCCAATCCATTCAGCAACATCTCCCCTTCATCGTATTTCAGGTCATAGACCGCTTCACGTACAGTGCCTGCCGTGGTGATCATCAAAATCATTGGCTGCTCACGGGACGAGGTGCCGTCAACAATAACGTCATACAGATTCTTATCTTTCCATGCGTGAATTTCATCAAGCGATGCACCGTGAACGTTCAGACCGTCCAGCTTGTCACTGTCGCTGCCCAGCGGTTCAAACGTGCTGTCATTAAAATCCGCGCGCAATTCCTTCACGAGTGGTGTGATCCGCTTGCGAAGTACCGGAGATTTCTTGACCATCTTCTTGGATTCTGACCAGACGATTTTCGCCTGTTTCTCCTTTGTGGCCACCGCATAGACTTCCGCGCCACCTTCGCCATCCGCCACCTGCAGGTAGAGACAAATACCTGATGAAAGTGTAGACTTACCATTCTTTCGGGCAACGACCAGCAGCACTTCACGATATTTCCGCGTGCCATCAATCTTGTGAATAAAGCCAAAACTCGCCGCAAGAAATGCCTTCTGCCAAAGTTCCAAATCAATGGGCTGACCCGCCCACTTGCCTTTTGATTGCCGGCAGTAGTTTTCGATGAACTCAATAACGTGATTGGCACGCGCCGGCGAATACTCGTACACTGATTCTTGGTCAAAAACATCATCGGCCAGTTTTTTATAAATCCTCCTGACCTTATCGCCAACCACTTCATCGCCACGTTCAATCTTTTCCCAGTAGTCAAGAATTGGGTTATAGGCAAGCGGATATTGTTTTCTCAGACTCATCTGCTATTCACGAATTCATCGAATCCATCGCTTTCCTCAGGCTCATCCTTAGGGAGAAGGCTCATGAGCTTGTCTGTTGCCGCCGTATAACGGTTGATCATGGCGTTATATGACTTCTGCGCCGGGTTTTCCACGAGCATCCGCTGAGCACCCTGAACCAGCAAATAGGTCGGTCCCTTGGTTTTGATCGTGTCTTCAAGGATACCGAGCGTCACCGTCATAAAAGCGACCCGCTCAATTAAGCGCTGGGCCGCTTTCTTTTTATCTTCCGCTATATTCTTGAAAATCTCGGTTAATCGGTCGATTTCGGACTGAATCAACGCATCTTGTTTTTTCTTGCTCAATTTCGCCATAAATCTGATCCCCCCCTCATGTGAGATGACCTGCGTGTTCATTTAATCTGGGGCTAACGGTTACGGTGACATAGGAAGAAAATAGAAAATGGGGGGGCTATGACTGCACCAATTCACCATATTCATTGAAGTGAACGCCTTCCATTGTCACTCCATACTTCTCATTGTGCTCTCTGTTGTGGCAGTCCTGGCAAAGCAATTCAAAATGCAGATCATTCAACGTGATCATTGGCTCATTGATGTTCTGTGGATTCAGTACAATCTTATGATGAACAATCTTGCCAGGCTTGCCGCATCGTTCACAGATGCCATGCTTCTTCTTGTAGTAAGCATCCCTGCATCGTCTCCACTGCTTGGATGCATAGAACTTCTTTGCCCACTCTTGCATCTTCATCACGTCCTAAAAAATAACCCCTACACTAATAGTGCAATTCGTATGACGAGTTCACCTCAATACCTATTCTGTTCAACTCGCTAAACGCTTGAAAGCCTTGATCTATCAGGCTTAAAAAATATTTTTGATATGAGTTCACGCTAATACTATTTATGGTGAAGTGAGTAGAAAGCTAGATTAATTTGACCTTGTCCACAGACCGATCAATCTGGTCTTGTGTGATGCCGATGTAACGTAATGTGATCTCAGGCTTCGAATGATTGAACAGTTCCTGCAGTATGGCCACATCATGATTGACCTTGTAGTGATGATAGCCAAACGTTTTGCGCAGCGTGTGTGTGCCAATCTCCTGCAGGTGACATGCCTTGGCTGCATCATTGAGAATCTTGTACGCTGTTGACCTGCAGATTGGTTTGTTCTTTCCCTGCCGGCTTTTAAAAATGAAGTCACCATCATGCAGCTGATCCGCAAACGGTACCACGTACTTCTTGATATAGCCAGGTATCTTGAAGCGCTTGGTCTTCTTCGTTTTCTTCTCAATGATCGTAATATGAGGCTTATAAAGATCTTCTTTCTTCAAGCGCAGAAGGTCAGATATTCGCAGTCCAACACAGATACCAAGCAAGAAGATCATAAAGTCACGTTCGGATCTGCTTCTCAAAT